ACAAGAAATAACAGGAGCAGACGGAATGCCATCACACTTTGAAATTGAGATAATTGAAAATAAAGACTAACGTAGTTTTTAAACACCTTTTAAAGTCTGATAAAAAGATATCAATAGAACAGGGTGGAACAAGGTCAGGTAAGACGTATAACATCCTGCTTTATATTATATTTCATTATTCATTAAAGAATACAGGAAAGACAATAACAATATGTAGAAAAACATTCCCATCAGTTAGGGCATCTGTAATGAGGGATTTTTTAGATATATTAAAATTACATAATTGCTATTTTGAAGCTAACCATAATAAATCAAATCACGAATACAAGATAAATGGTAATCTAGTAGAATTTATTTCTTTAGACCAACCACAAAAAGTTAGAGGTAGAAAAAGAAACTTACTATTTATAAATGAAGCCAATGAGTTAGACTATGAAGATTGGCAACAATTAATATTTAGAACAGATGAAAAAATAATTCTTGACTTTAATCCATCAGATGAATACCATTGGATTTATGACAAGGTAATACCAAGACAAGATGCCGATTTTAACATTACTACTTATTTGGATAATAGCTTCCTTAGTGATAGCATTAAGGAGGAGATTGAAAGACTAAAATATACTGATGAACAATATTGGCAAATCTATGGACTTGGTGTAAAGGGAATCAGTAAATCAACTATATTTAGTTATGTAGAGGTTAATCAAATTCCTGAAGATGCTGAGTTTATCAGCTTTGGTGCAGATGCAGGATATACTAATGATCCTACAAGTTTAGTTTCTGTATTTAGAAAAGACTATGACCTTTATGTAAAAGAACATTTGTATCAAACTCAAATGACTACAATAGACATACATAAGAAATGGAAAGAAGTTGGAATAGAAAGACAAACAATATATTTTGATTCAGCAGAGCCTAGATTAATTGAAGAACTACGTAGAATGGGTTGGAATGTACGACCAAGTTTGAAAGGTGCTGATAGTATAAATGCAGGAATAGATCTATTAAAACGATTTAAAATACATATTCTAAAGGATAGCCATAATGCAATACAGGAATTTAGAAACTACAAATGGCAAGAAGATAGAAGTGGAAAGATGATTAATAAACCTATTGATAAAAATAACCATATTATTGATGCTATCAGATATGCTACTTATTCAGTCCTAAGCAAACCTAATTTTGGTAAATATACACTTCATTAAAAAAAGTTATTAAATTTATTGTTTATTAAATAAATAGTATTATATTTGTTTATCATTAAAACAGAACAAATGAAAAAATTTACACCAAGAAGCCAAAAAGGAAAAGATACTATAGCTTTTATAGAAAGCATAGAAGATAAAGATTTGACAGGTAGAGAAAGATTAGACTTAATTTCTAAGTTTAGTGATAGTTGGGAAGAAAACCAATTACCCGATGGAATAAAAATAATAACTAATTCTTTTGGGTTACCTGAAATAGAATTAAATAATTAAAAAAACAGAACAGATGAAAAAATTACAAACATTAGTATTGATTTTAGCACCAAGCTATTTCGTAGGTAGATTATTAATAGGTTTAATTTTTAATATTTAAGATATGGAATGGTATGATTGTTTAAATCCACACGAACAGAAAGAATACGAATGTTCAGAATGTGGTAAGCCACTAGAAACAGATGATGGTTATTGTTCAGGAACTTGTTTTGAAGCAAGTATGTTATAGAATTAAAAATATATGATGTTATTATGTAGGGATAATAATATCTGTTAAAGGGTAGCTAGAAATGGCTACCTTTTTTTTATTACCTTTATTCAAATAAAAAATTAAATTAAATACGTTATACAGATATGAAATTAAAATTAACAATACCTAGTGATCTATCAGAAATATCATTAAAGCAATATAATAAGTTTCTTAAAATACAGAAAAACAATGAGGATTCTTATTTCTTGCAATGTAAGATGATTGAAATATTTTGTAATCTAGATCTAGAAAGTGTAAGGCTTTTAAAACTTACTGATGCAGATAGGATTGTAAATATTTTAAATAAGATGTTTGAAGATAAACCTCAGCTAATAAGAAGATTTAAACTATCAGGTGTTGAATATGGTATGATACCTAATCTAGATGAAATATCTTTAGGTGAATATGTAGACTTAGATACTTATATGGGTGATTGGGAAAATATGCATATTGCTATGAATGTGCTTTATAGACCAATAAAAGAAAACATAGGTGATAAGTACCTTATTAAAGAATATGATGTAGATACAAAAGACAAGTTAGAAGAAATTCCTATGGATGTGGTTTTTGGTGCTATTTTTTTTTTGTACAATTTAGGGATAGACTTATCAAAGGTTATGATGGATTGTTTGGAGGATCATCAGATGGAAGACTGGATGGATCAGCAAATTTCTCTAGAAAATATGGATGGTATCAAAGCATCTTCTCTGCACTCGCTCAAAACGATGTTAGACGACTTGAAGATATCACTAAATTAAATGTACATAAATGCCTGTATGCTTTAGAATATATGAAAGAAAAATCAGAGTTAGAGGCAAATCAAATTAAAAAGAATTTTAAATGAGCAATCAGGGAATAAGGGGTTTTTATCAATTAACAGAAACAATTAAAACGCAATTATTAGCAGACATAAATGTTAATACTGTTACTACAGGAGATATTTCAGATATCAATCTAGGTAAGCAGGATATGTTTCCATTATCTCACATTATAGTTAATAATGTAGTTGTGAATGAACAAACCTTAGATTTTAATATTAGTATTTTATCCTGTGATATTGTCAATCAATCAAAGCTAGAAACAACAGATATATTCACAGGTAACAATGATGTTCAGAATATATTAAACACTCAACTAGCAGTATTAAATAAGTTAATACAGAAGCTAAGAATGGGTAACCTGCATACTGATATGTATCAATTAGATGGCAGCCCAAGTTTAGATCCTTTTTATGATAGATTTGAAAATCAATTAGCAGGATGGACTGCAACAATGAATATACAGATTTATAATGACATTTATATTTGCTAATGGAATTTAATGAAGTAGATAAAGAATTAAAAAAGTTTGGTAATTATATTATTCAGCAGTCAAGAAGCAACCTTACAAAAGGAAAAAGAAACTATACTAAAGAACTCTATAATTCATTAAGTTATAAGTTAGAAGAATCAGGTGATGGTTTTATCATTGATTTTTTTATGGAAGATTATGGTGCTTTTCAAGACCAAGGGGTTAAAGGTGTAAAAAGTAATTATTTAGAAAACAAAAACTCACCATTTTCTTACAAGGCAAGTAGCAATTTAAAAGGGTTAGAATATAAAACAAATATATTTTCTAAGTGGGCAAAATATAAGAAGCTACAACCTAGAGACAAAAAAGGAAGATTTGGAACGTATGAATCAATGGGGTATATCTTAGCCAATAGCATAAAGAACAAAGGTATAAAGGCTACTATGTTTTTTAGTAAACCATTTGAAGCTGCATTAGAAAGATTACCAATAGAATTAATAAACTCGTTTACGTTAGATGTTGAGAACTCAATATTATTAGCACAAAAAAATTAAACAATGGCAGATATAGCATTAAGAAGTCCACAATTTAAACATAAAGAAATTCCTGCAACAGGGGTGTTTTCTAGTGTTTGTACAGTTACAATAGATGGAACTTTAAGATATACATTAGTAAAAAACGTAGCACCATCAACTTCAGTTAATTTTGATATATCAGAACTAGCAAGGGATTATTTAGAAATCCAATATGATAGTAGTTACATAACTCAGAATGTTTCTATTGTTACATCTATAAATAATTATTCAGGGCTAAATGGTACAGGCTCAATAGTAGGTAGTGCTGCAACTTTTACAGATAGAGGATTTGAATCTTATGGAACTTTTGAGGAAGGTGTTAATCCATTTTTTACAGGAAATAGATCAGAGCCAACGATATTAATAGCTGCTAATAATTATACATCACCTGCATCTTTTACAATATTTGCACCAACAGGAAAGCAAGGCAAAATACCTTATATTGAAACTGATGCTAGTTTGTCTTCAGATTCATTTGCTACAAATGCTACAAGCATAACATTAGATGGAATTAATGTTGAGATAAAAAGAATTGATTGTACAAAATATGGAGCAGGTAGAAAGATAATATTTATAAATAAGTATGGATCTCAGCAAGACTTATGGTTTTTCTTAAAGGAAGTAAAATCAATAGCTAGAACAAACGAAAATTTTAAATCTAATACTATAACCTACCCTAGTGATACAAATGCAACATACTCAATAAGTGATGCACCAAACAAGGTGTTTAATACACAGGCAAAACAATCTCACGTTTTAAGTTCAGGCTATTATCCTGAGTTTGCAAATGAATACTTTGAGCAATTACTATTATCAGAATATGTTTGGATGGAAAGACCAAGCAAAACAAATCCTAGTTCTAATGAGATAATACCTGTAAATGTTAAAACCTCAACAATGACTTTTAAAACCTCTGTTAATGATAAATTGATAGAATATAATATAAACTTTGAAGAAGCATTTGATTACATAAACAATATTAGATAGATGCAAAAACTACAATTATACATTGAGGAACAGAGGGTAGATTTATTTAAGGATGAATCAGTTTCACTTACACAAACTTTACAGAATGTTAAGGATATCGGAAAGATATTTACTGAATTTACTAAAACATTTGCCGTTCCTGCATCTAGTGTAAATAATAAGATATTTAAACATTATTATAATTTTGATATAAATGGGGGTTATGATGCTAGAAGTAAACAACCTGCAACATTAGAATTAAATGACTTGCCTTTTAAACAGGGTGCTATAAAATTAAATGGTGTTAAGTTAAAAAACAACGTAGCACATACTTATAATATTACTTTTTTTGGAAATACAATAAACCTAAAAGATATTCTAGCAGAAAGTCAATTATCTTCATTAAGTGGTTTAGCACAATATAATAAAATTTATAGCTTTGACGATGTAGTTGATGCAATGCAGAATGCTGAAAATAGTGGCAATATAATTGTTCCTTTAATCACTCACACGAATAGATTAATTTACGATAGTTCTAGTCACGTTAATTTTCCCCCTAATCCAGATTTAGGTATTAGAAATATTGCACATCACGGAACAGGAACACATAATCAAAATGGTGTTGAATGGAATCAATTTAAGTATGCTATAAAATTACAAGCTATTATAGATGCAATAGAAGCAGAAACTTTTGCAGGGGGTAAGACAATAACTTTCTCAAATGATTTTTTTAATAAGCCAAGTAATACGGATTTCAGTAATTTGTTTTTATGGTTGCATAGAAAGAAAGGATCAGTAGATTCACCATCACAAGTTTTACAGAATTTTACTCAGGTAACAGAATTAGGAACAACTACTTGTGTGCCTGTTTCTAATTGTCAGCCATCAACATCTAATGTTTCAAATGGTATTTTAGCTTTAACTGCACAAGCACCTTATAGTATATCATTTTTAAATCTAAATGTAACACCACCAAATACAACTGATGCTTATACAATTAGAGTTATTAGGGATGGATCTCAAATCGTTGGAGAAGTTACAGGAACAGGTAACAAACAAATAATTGTAGTGCCTTGGAATGATAGTACCTATTCAATACAGATAGCATCTTCTACAAATATGGTTTTCCCTATTGGTGGAATACAATGGTCTGTTAGTTGGACTACAGGGGGTACAGGGTTTGGTGCTAATGGTCAGATGTTATATTCTAATGCTGCAACTTTTACTACTACTGCTTTTAAGGATTTTAACATAAACGAACAGATGCCTAAAATGACCATAATGGAATTTCTATCAGGTCTTTTTAAAATGTTTAATTTAACTGCTTATGTAGATGATGCAGGGACTATTGTAGTAAGAACTTTAGATAGTTATTATGAAGCAGGAACACAAATACCAATTAATATAGATAAATATTTAGATACAAAAACCTCAGCAGTAAATGTTGCTTTACCTTTTAAAAGTGTAAAATTTCAATATAAAGGTTTATCAACTTTTCTAGCTAAACAATTTGAGCAGATAAATAACTTAGGGTGGGGAACATTATCATATACTTTAGATGGTAATATTTATGATGCACCTACAAAAGAATATACAATAGAATTACCTTTTGAGCATATGCAATATGAAAGGCTTTATGATGTTGATGGTGGTGCTTCTACTGATGTTCAATGGGGGTATTTTGTAGATGATAACCAAGAATCTTATTTTGGCTCACCTTTATTATTTTATCCTATAAGGCAACCTGGTGGAACTTCAATAAGAATACGAGATACAATAAGTGATGATTATAATGATATTGATGAATATTTTATTCCATCAAATGCACTAGCTTTAAGTTCTAATACAAGTAAGGTTAATATACATTTTGGAAATGAGATAAACGAATACCAAGCAAATGAGCCTGGAGATCCTTTATCTTTTACAGATACTTTATTTATGACTAAATATATTAGTTACATAAGGGATGTATTTAATTTAAGTAGAAGAATCACAAAGGTGACTGCATATCTTCCGATGAAGATTTATTACAATTTAAAGTTAAATGACTTAATACAATTAGGTCAAAATAATTATAAGATAAATTCATTAACTACAAATCTATCAACAGGTAAAACTCAGTTTGAATTATTAAATGATGTAAGCCCATCAGTATCTAGTATTCCAACTACACCATCAGGATTAAATGTTACAAACTTAACATCTACTTCTGTTACTTTTTGTTGGAATGCTTCAACCTCAGCAGTTATTATGCGAAGCTATCAGGTTTATCAAAATGGTACGCAACAATCTAATATTATTCAAAGGGTACCTGCTATTCCAATTTCAAGTACATATTGTGCTACGATAACAGGATTGACACCTAATACAACTTATTCTTTTTATGTAAGTGCTTTAAATGATGATGTAGAAGAATCTGCTTTATCTTCAGTTTTAACTATAACAACATTACCATAATGATTAAAAATATAATAGATCTATTGCAGGTTGCAAAAGGAGAAACGGAAAATATAAGAATTGCACAAGGAAAGTATAAATTATCAGAAACTTTTTCAGAAGCTATTAAGCAAACAAAAACAAATATAATATGGCAAAAAAAATAGAACTTGAATTTGAGTTAAAATACAAAGAAGCTGCAAAAAACTTAGATGAATTTCAAAAAGAATATGCCAAGCTAGAAAAAGAAGTACAATCTGCTAATAAAAAAACAGAAGATGCTTTGAAGAAAGTTGAGAAATCAGCTAAGGATGGAGCAAAGGGAGTTAAAAAGGTGGGAGCATCTATAAAAACTTTAGCAAAAGCCACAGGTATTATTTTCTTATTACAGAAAGCATTTGAATTTGTTTCTTCTGCAATACAGGAAAACCAAGAAGTGATGTCTGGTTTAAATACTATCTTTCAAACTGCTCAAATTGTATTCAATGAAATAGTAGGGGTGTTTGTAGATGTTTATAAAAGTGTTTCGTCAGCAACAGAAAACTTTGATGCACTAGGAAAAGTGATGGGGGGTATTCTTACAGTTGTTTTATCACCTTTTAAACTTGCTTTTTATGGAATATCATTAGCAGTTCAGGAAGCACAATTAATGTGGGAAAAATCATTTTTTGGAGATGGAGATCCTGAAACAATAAAAGAATTAAATCTTGCAATACTAGAAACGAAATCAAATATAGTTGATGTTGCAACAGAAACTGCAAATGCTGCAGGTGAAATTGTAGATAATTTTGGAGAAGCAATTACCGAAGTAAGTGAAATAGGTACGCAAGTTGTAGATGGATTAAAAGATATTAGTATTGAGGCTGCAATAGAAACTGCTAAAACAAATCAGGCATTAAAAAAATCTGCACAAATAGCTGCAGCAGAATCTAGAATACTATTAGAACAATATGATAGACAGGCTGAGGTACAAAGGCAGATTAGGGATGATGAAACTTTAAGTATTGAAGATAGAAAAAAAGCTAACGATGAATTATTAGTTATTCTTGAAAAGCAAGAAACAGAAATGACTAAAAATGCTAAATTAGTCAAAGATGCAGCCCAAGCCCAATTTGATTTAACAGGTAAGACAGAAGATTATGTTGCAGTGCTAGAAGCAGAAGCAGAGATACAGGCAGTTGCAGCAACGGTTACAGGGTTTAAATCAGAACAACAAATAAATAATAATGCTTTAGTAAAAGAAGCAACTGAATTAACAAATGCAAAATTAGAAAGCGAATCATTACTATCAATAGAGCAAAAAAGATTTAATGCAGAACAGATAGAAGATGAATTAGCTAGATTAGAAGCATTAAAAGAAGTTGATATATTAGAAGCTGAACAGGAATCTTTAAGGCTACAAGCAATAGTTGATAATGCAAATGCAGGTACACAGGCTAAGATAGATGCAAGAATAGCTTTAGATCAATTTACAGAGCAATCAGAACAAACTAGTGTTACAAGGGCAAAACAAATAGCAGATGCAAAAACTAAAATTTCAGATGCAGAAGCAAAAGCTAAAAAAGATAACTTAGATAAAACTGCTTCAGTATTAGAAAACTTTAGTAACATAGCAGGAAAGGAAACTGCTGCAGGTAAGGCTTTCGCAGTCGCTGCTGCAACTATAAATACTTACAGAGGGGTATCAGATGCTTTAGCTGCCACTACTGCAACACCATTTGAAACTGCATTAAAATTTGCAAATGCTGCAGCTATTGGTATTTCAGGAATAGCAAATGTAAAAAAGATATTAAGTGTTAAAACACCACCTGTATCAGGGGGATCAGCATCACCATCAGGAAGTCCAACTCCTGCACCATTATCTGTACCACCTGCTTTTAATATAGTAGGAGCAAGTGGAACGAATCAATTAGCATCAGCAATAGGAGAACAATCTCAGCAACCTGTACAAGCATTTGTAGTTTCTAGCGAAGTAACTACTGCACAAGAATTAGATAGAAATATTATTGATGAAGCTACAATAGATTAAAAAGCAAAATTTAAAATTAAATACGTTATATTATTATGAAGATAGTTGAACTTATATTAGACGAGGATCAGGAAGAAAGTGGAATAGAAGCAATTTCAATCGTAGAATCACCTGCTATTGAATCAGACTTTGTAGCTTTAAAGAATGAAGAAATAAAGTTAGCAGAAATAAGTAAAGAAAAAAGAATCTTGCTAGGTGCTTTGTTAATCCCTAATAAACCAATTTACAGAAATGGTAGTGAGGGTGATTATTATATTTTCTTTTCTAAAGATACTATTTCTAAAGCATCACAAATGTATTTAAGAAATGGATATCAAAACAATTCTACCTTAGAACACTCAAAAGATTTAAAAGGTTTAACATTGGTAGAATCTTGGATCGTAGAAGATGAGGTACAAGACAAGTCAAGAAAGTATGGATTAAATGTACCTGTTGGGACTTGGATGGGTGCAGTTAAAGTTAATAATGAAGAAGTTTGGAATGAGTATGTTAGAACAAATAAAGTTAAAGGTTTTTCTATTGAGGGTTACTTTGCAGATAAAATGGAAGCACCTAAAGAAGCAGTTAAAGAAGATATGTCAAGTGAGATTGATAAACAGACCTTACTAAAAATAAAAGAAATTTTAACTTCTAATTAATGGGCAGAAATACAAAAAATAAAAAAACTTTTATACCATCTAGAACAAGTCCAACAGGAAGTTCTAGGGCTTGTTTATGTTGGGACACAAATAAATATTCTATTGAGTGTTGTGATGGATCTATGCAGGCTCAGGGCATAGGTGTTATAACAAGAACAGATTGAAAATGCAAAAATTAAATTAATAATCGTTATATAAATAATATGAAATCAACCGAAATGTTAAATCAAATTAAGACGCTTCTAAATATCGAGGTTAAACTTGAAGAAATGAAGTTAGAAAATGGCACAATAGTTAGTGCAGAATCATTTGAAAAAGGAAAAGAAATCTTTATAGTAACAGATGATGAAAAGGTAGCAATGCCTGTTGGAGAATATTTACTTGAAGATGGTAGATTAGTTGTAGTTGAAGAAGAAGGTAAAATTGGTGATGTTAGAGAAGTATCAGATGAAGTACCTGCAAAGGAAGAAGAATCAGGTGACAAAGAAATTACTGAAGATCTAGCTGAAGAAGAAGAAGAAAAAAAAGAAGAAGAAATGGCAGATGTTGCAGATTGGGAGGGAATGGAAAAAAGAATCCAAAACCTAGAAGATGCGATTGCAGATTTAAAAGCTGACAAAGAAAGTAAAATGAAAGAAGAAGAAATGTCAGAAGAATCTTCAGAAGAAGTAATTGAGGAAAAAGTAGAAATGTCAAAAGAAGTTCAGGAACAATTATCAGAACCTGCTTCTAAGCCAATTAAACACAATCCTGAGGGCGAAAGCAAACAAATGAAAAAGGTTGAATTTGGAAAAGGAAAATTTACATCAACATTAGATAGAGTATTAAATAAATTAAATAAATAAAATAGAATGAGTAATTTAAAAAACGTAGAATTAGCTACAACAACAAACATCACTACGACTTACGCAGGTCAATTTGCAGGTGAATATATCGCTGCTGCTTTATTAAGTGCGTCAACTATTGATGATGGTGGAATCACAGTAAAATCTAACATTGCTTTTAAAGAAGTAATTAAAAAACTAGCAACAGATGCATTAGTAACTGCTGCAGGATGTGATTTTAATCCAACCTCAACAATTACATTAACTGAAAGAATCTTACAACCAACTGAGTTACAAGTAAACTTACAACTTTGTAAATATGATTTCGTAAACGATTGGGAATCTGAGCAAATGGGCTTCGGATTAGGTCAGTCACTACCTCCTAAGTTTTCTGACTTTTTAATAGCACACGTTGCTTCTAAAGTTGCACAGAATACTGAATTTAATATTTGGCAAGGAGATACTGCTGCTGCATCTAAAAATTCATTTGATGGATTTGAAAAATTAATCGCTGCTGCTGTAACTGCTGGAGATGTACCTGCAGGTCAGGCTTTAACATCTGTAGCATTAACTGCTGCTAACATTGTAGAAAAAATGTCTGATGTAGTTGAAGCTATTCCTGCTGCATTGTATGGAAAAGAAGATTTATTCGTTTATGTTTCTTCTAAAGCTGCAAAACTTTATGTTCAAGCATTAGGTGGATTTGGAGCAAATGGTCTTGGAGCAAATGGTGTAAATGGAATGGGAACTCAATGGTGGAATAATGGATCATTAAGCATCAACGGAGTTAAAATATTTGTTTGTCCAGGTTTATCTGATGACAAAATGTATGCTGCAGAGAAAAGCAACCTTTATTTTGGAACAGGATTACTAAATTCTACACAAGAAGTTAAGGTTTTAGATATGACAGATTTGGATGCTTCAAACAATGTTAGAATGGTAATGCGTTTTACAAGTGGAGTACAATTCGGAATTGCTTCTGATATCGTATCTTACGCATAATTAATTAATTAACCAATAAAATAGGGTAGGTAGAATTTATCTACTTGCCCTTTTTTTTTAAAAAATCATATAAACAATGGCTTGTACATTAACAACAGGTAGAAAAATACCTTGTAAAAGTGCCTTTGGTGGCATAAAAAAAGTATTATTTGCTGATTATGGAACAATAGCTTCTATTGCAGTAGATAGCACAACTAAGGAAGCAACTATCACAGATGGTAGTCCTGCACCAAGTTGGTTTGAATATGATGTGAAAGGAAATTCTAGCTTAGAAACTACTGTAACAAGTAGTAGAGAAAATGGAACTACCTTTTATACTCAGACTTTAAACTTGACTTTAACATATTTAGATGCTAAAACTCAGGCAGAATTGCAAACACTTGCAGTTTCTAGACCTTATATCGTTGTAGTAGACTACTACGGTAACAACTTCCTTTGTGGGCTTGAAAACGGAATGGAATGCACAGGTGGAACTGTAGTTACAGGAGCAGCAGCAGGAGATTTAAGTGGATTTACTTTAACATTCGAGGGAATGGAAGAAACTGCTCCTTATTTCTTAGATGCAGCAGTAACGGCAGATGCAACACAAATTGACCCAACTGCATAATATAATTATTTAGTTAAAAATTAAGCATCCTTTATTGGGTGCTTTTTTTTTTGCTTTAGTAATTTTACAAATTAGATGTTTTTTTTCGTTATATTAATAATGATTATACTAACGACATCAGCAACTGCTCAATCTCTATCAGTAATACCAAGAAGCTATGTATCTACTTTTACGTTATCAATAAGGGATGATAGTACTAATGTAGAAAAAACTTATAGTATTACTAATGCAGTAAATTCAGGTAATTACTTAAATTTTAATAATATCTTTGATCCTATATTAGTTGAGAATCATTTTTACGATTTAAAACTTATAAGCAACGGAGAAGTTATTTTTAAAGATAGAATTTTCTGTACAGACCAAGATATTGACCAATTAAATAACGATTACTATGATTTAAATTCAAATGAATATTTAGATTATAATGGTTATGATAATACTTATTTAGTAAGATGAAAACAAGATTAAGAAATAATAAAGGGCAGTTTATAAAAAAATCTAAAACATCAGAGTTTGGATTTATTAATTTAAGTACTTATACAAGCCCTGAAGTTAAAGAAGTAAATGGTGCTGATTGGATTGAATATGGTGCTGATAATAATTACTTTCAGTATTTAATTGATAGATACAATGGAAGTCCAACAAATAATGCAGCTATTAATGGTATTAGTCAGGCTATTTACGGAAAAGGTTTAAATGCTACCGATTCAAGTTCTAAGCCAAATGAGTATGCTCAAATGGTTTCTTTGTTTAAAAAAGATGTAGTTAGAAAATTATGCTATGATCTAAAATTAATGGGACAATGTGCTATTCAGATTATCTATTCTAAGGATAGAAAGACTATTGCACAGATAGAACATATGCCTATTGAAACTTTAAGGGCAGAAAAATGTAATGAAGATGGAGAAGTACCTGCTTATTATTACTATAAAGATTGGGCAAATATAAAAAGAACAGATATACCTACTAGAATTCCTGCTTTTGGGATGTCTAAAGAAAATATAGAAATATTGTATGTTCAACCATACAAGGCAGGTTTTTATTACTACTCACCTGTGGATTACCAAGGTGGATTGCAATATGCAGAACTTGAGGAAGAAGTATCTAACTATCATTTAAATAATATACTTAATGGTCTAAGCCCTAGTATGTTAATTAATTTTAACAATGGTACTCCAAACCAACAAGAAAGACAATTAATAGAAAATAAGATTGCTCAGAAATTTAGTGGGACAAGTAATGCAGGAAAGTTTATACTAGCTTTTAA